ACTTCAAAAAAGCTGCAAAAACTGCGCGTAAAAATAACAAAAGTCGCAAAAGCAGCAAAAAAGGGCTTAACATGGCAAAAGGTGTCTCACATTATTTTAAAGATGGAACAAAGCACTCTGGAGGTATGCATAAAATGCCAAACGGGCATGTGCATTCGGGTGCAAGACACTCTAAGACTAGTAAAAGGTTGTATCATTTTAAAGATTTAAGCGAAACAGCTAAGAAAAAAGCAAGAAAAAGAACATAATGGCTCAAAAAGCGATTCCTCGCACAAAAAAGAACTATCGTCCTACTAAAAAGGGTGCAGGAATGACACGCGCTGGCGTAGCAGCGCATCGTAGAGCAAATCCGGGGAGTAAACTCAAGACGGCAGTGACAGGAAAGGTCAAACCGGGAAGCAAAGCAGCAAAACGGCGTAAATCGTACTGTGCTAGAAGTGCAGGACAGCTAAAACGATCCTCTGCCAAGACACGAAACGACCCTAATTCAAGAATACGCCAAGCTAGAAGGCGTTGGAAATGCTAATTCAGCAAAGTCCGACAGATTCTTTTTACAGGTTTGTATTATATCGAAATAGATTAAATTTTACAAAATCATACGCTAAAACGGCAAAGTCTACGGTTATTCAGTCTCATCATGCTGTGGACGTATGGGTATAGTTTTTTATGACATCAGAGGCATCAACAAACAAAAAGAGGCGCAGAGGAAGACCGCCCTTGCAACCCGGCGAAAAAGGGCGCTACCAGTACTCAAGAGTACAAAAAAAGAAAGTAAGCGAGCGCCAAAAGATCGCAGCGCAGAAACAGAGCTTAGAGAGAGCGGAGAAACGGCTACAGAAGCTGAACAAGAAGTCGGAAGCGTTACGGACATCGGATCGTATCGCTGGCAAAGGTGGCGTACTTGACGAGACAACGATCTCTCAACTTCCGGCACAGGTACGAGAACAGCTACAGGAAGACACAGAACTTATCTTCAGTCCAAACGAAGGTCCACAAACGGACTTTCTAGCTTCACCAGAAAAAGAAGTTTTGTATGGTGGCGCAGCGGGTGGTGGAAAATCCTATGCAATGTTGGTAGACCTTTTACGGTATGCTGACAATCCTAACCATAAAGCTTTACTTTTACGACGTACACTTGCAGAGCTAACAGAGCTTATCGAACAATCACGCAAACTCTACCCTCGCGCCTTTAACGGTGCAGTATTTAGAGAATCAAAATCAACATGGATGTTTCCGAGTGGCGCTACAGCACTCTTTAGTTACGTAGATAAAGACCACGACGTTACACGATATCAAGGACAAGCTTTTACATGGATAGGCGTCGATGAACTGGGACATTACCCCACCCCCTATGTTTGGACTTACCTTCGCAGTCGCCTCAGAACCACAGACCCCTCTTTGGAAACGTATATGCGAGCATCTGCGAATCCGGGTGGTTCAGGTGGTTGGTGGATTAAAAAGATGTTTATTGATCCTTCGCCACCGAACACACCGTTCTGGGCCGTCGATCCTGACACGGGAAGAACACTTAAAAATCCAAAGACACAACAACCGCTGTTTCAGCGCAGGTTCATACCAGCAAGACTTACAGATAACCCTTACTTAGCAGAGTCTGGTGAATATGAAGCGATGCTTCTTAGTTTGCCAGAAGTAGAACGCAGAAGGCTTCTAGAGGGTGATTGGGACGTAGCAGAGGGGGCAGCATTTAGTGAATTTGACAGGTCTGTACACGTTGTTGAACCATTTGAGATTCCGTATAATTGGCCCCGTATACGGGCAATGGATTACGGATATAGTAGTCCTTCTTGCGTTCTTTGGGGCGCGGTAGATTGGGATAACAATCTTTGGATATACCGAGAACTTTACGACAAGGGACACACTGGAGAAAGTATCGCAGAACTCATCATGTCTTTAGAGTATGACGATCCTCCAATGACACAATCAGTTTTAGATGGTTCTTGTTGGTCAAGACATGGCACAGGACCAAGCATAGCAGAGACAATGATTCGCAGAGGCGCACGGTTTACGCCAGCGGACAGAAATCGCATAGCTGGGAAAATCGAACTTCACCGTAGACTAGCAATAAAAGATGGAAGAGAACCCGGTTTACGAATTTTTGGCACTTGTACAAATCTAGTACGCACACTGCCCACGATACCACTTTCCAAAACACAATCAGAGGATGTGGACACAAAGGCAGAGGATCATGCGTACGATGCTTTACGGTATTTGTGTATGACTCGTCAGACTGGCTATGCAACAAGTTCTATGTTTAATTCTATCAAACAGCAAGAAAGCTATCAACCAGTTAACTCAACATTTGGATATTAAAAAACCCTCTACACATGACACAAGAATCTCCATTATTATCTTCACAAGGTATGACGGTTTCTCAAGCTTTTGAGGAATACATTGAGTCTCAAAAACTTCAAAAAGAAGGTAAGAGACAAGAGTGGAAGTCTGAAAAAAAATACCGCACTACTCTTGAACTCTTAAAACGAATAGGAAAAGAGGTGGGTATCGATATGGATTCCACACCTTTCCATGAGTTTAACACTGTAGAAAACATAGAAAAGATAATGACCTTTGAGCCTCTTTTAAAAGGCGAGAAGATAGGAGATATGAGATTTGGTTCAACTAACGTAAGAGGTATAGGAAACCATCTTTCTACTGTATTTAATGCTTTTTCAGGAAGAAATTCTCTTTCGGAATTTAACAAAGCTGCTTTAGGTAGGCCAAACCCCTTTGCTGGACAGAAAGGAGTTAAGGCTCCTTTTAAAACTATAGGGTTTCCGCTAACTGTTAGAGATGATTCTTTCATACTTGCAGTTCCTCCTAACAACGTAATACTAGAAGCTTACAAACGATCTTTTGACGAGATTGAAGATTTAGCAGTTAGGGGTAAGAATCAAAAAATTCCTGCCAAGACAATTAAAGCTTATATGATGCTACACCTATCAACAGGAATGCGTCAACCTGATTTACAAAATTTATCAACTATTATAAATCCTACCGCAGAGGATGTAGAGAAAGACCTTAAAAAAACATTTCTTAGAGACGCGGATAAAGTTTTAATTATAAGAAATGCTAAAACAAACCAAATAATGAATTTTGGTTTAAATCCTATGTTGTACAGTGTCTTGAAAGATGCTGCTGAGTCATCAATAGATTCTGATTTAGTTTTTCCAAATGCTAATAAAATATCAGAGTACTATCAAGACATTGTATTTAAAAATTTACAAGAGGTTTCAGGTCTTAAAAATCCTATACAAAAAGATGTAAAAGGAACTTTACAACCCCACCCTTTTGGGCATCAAGCGATACGCAAGATTGTTTTCTCTATTATAGAAAGAACGCCTGAATCAGAGGGTGGAGGACTACGAAATGCAGATGCGGCTATTCAGCATATTGAAAGGGGTCAACAAACTGAAGGTGAAAGGCGATATGCCACTAACATTCTTGCTTTTCAGGACAGTCCCGCAACAAGAGGCCAATCTGTTTTTACGACATCATTTCTTGGAGAATCTACCACACCCGCACAATTTTTAATACGGCAAGGTTTTAATGAACAAAGTTTTCCAAGAGAGATTTATGATCTATCAAATAGGGGTGACGTAACAAATTTAAGCTCTAGACAATCTGCAAGTTTTATAGAAAGTCAATTATTTAAAACAAATCTAGAGCAAGACGAAAGTCTAAGCGATGCTTCAAGAAGAAAAATATTTGAAGAGTTTGGTAGTTTTTCCAACGCACAAGAATTGTATGATTTAGATAGAAGAACAATTGAACAAGATTATAATAAGTATGTTAAATCTTTAACAGACGCTGGTAGTGAGGACATTGCAACTGAAGAACGTTATTACGATTTAGTTAAAAAAGGAAAACTACCAAAGTTTGAACCACCTGAAGTTGATGTACCTTTTACGCAAAGTCAATCTCCTAGCCTACCTGAACAAATTGAAGACTTAGATTTACCGTCAAGAGAAGCTAGTTTTACAGATACATCTCTACCAGAAGGTATTGAGCCAACTGTAGAAGAACAACGTAGAAAGTCCTCTGATGTTTTAAGACAAATGAGAGAAGGGGCTGTAGACTTTATAAAAGATAAAGGACCGAAAGCTGTTGTAGGATTAGCTACAGGTGGTTTAGGTCTTTTAGCAAATGTAGCAGACGCAGCAGCAGATGTCGCGCTAAGTCCGACTGAACTAGGCTACGGTGGTCTTGATCCAGTAGAGGAGATCATGGGTACACCTACTTCTGACATAAGTGACACAGAACTTTTAGAAAGAATGCAAGCTGCATCGTCTCAAAGACTTTCTCCCGATATGGCAGAACGCACAACTGCTCTTGCAGATATAGAAGCAAATAGAGAAGGTTTGGCAGCAAGAGCTTTTAGTCCTATTGCTCGACAACAAGTAGAACAATCTCAGCGTGACCAAAGAGAAAGCGGATTAGGAGATTATGGAGAAACAACACAAGCAGAATCTATGAGACAACTATTTAGTGAGCTACAGGATGTAGATACAAGTGAATTTCTTACAGAAGAAGCGACAAAAGCACGTAAAGATGCAAACATAGATGAAAGAATACAACGAGCAAAAATAGCAGCAGAAGCTGCACAGATATTTAACCGTTAATTGACAATCAACATAAGGAACCTATATTATGCCTACAGGAAACAAACAAATGTACGGTGCTAATTACATTTCGGGTCAGATGTCGAAGCAGGGCGAAATGTCCGATGCTAACGAATCGGCTCTCTATCGCGAACCGCTTGAGTTCGACACTGTAATTAAGCGCAACTACCCCTTGACTGAAGCTTTTCCGTCAGAATCGGGTAGCAAGCATGTAGACGAAAGCGTTCTTGGCAAAATGGCTGAGTACAACCCCGACAGTTAATTTTGTATTACACAACGAAAGTTGCATTTAAATGAAGCAAGAAGACAAGTATGAACTTGTTGGAACCATTCAGTCTCGTTTTGAAGACGCTGAAACTGGAAGGCTTCCTGATGAAGAAAGATGGCTACAGGCTTACAAGAATTATCGCGGTATCTATGACTCTTCTACACAGTACCGTGAGAATGAACGAAGTCAAGTTTTTATTAAGATTACAAAAACAAAAGTTCTTGCCGCTTACGGTCAGATCGTAGACATTCTTTTTTCACAAAATAAGTTTCCCATTTCAGTCGAGTCAACTCCAGTGCCTGAAGGTATTGTGGAGTTTGCTCATCTGTCTAAGAACCCGTCACAGCAACCTGAACAAGAAGACCCTATCGGTTTTCCGGGTGATGGACGAGAACTGCTTCCGGGTGCTACAGAAGCTACACCTTTAGCAGGTTTAGCAGATCGTTACGAAGGAGCAAATCTAGAAGAAGGCCCATCCCGTGCAGGAGAACCACAAATAGCTCCTGCTCGTGAGTCTGCACGTTTTCTAGAGAAATGCATTCAGGATCAGCTTTTAGATACAAACGCTGTAACTGTAATGCGACACGCTTTATTTGAATGTGCTTTACTAGGCACAGGTATTATCAAAGGACCGTTTAATTATAGTAAAACTGTGCATAACTGGTCTTTAGATGAGAATACAAATGAAAAGACTTACGCTCCATATGATAAGTCTGTGCCTCGCATTGAGTCTGTAAGTTGTTGGGACTTCTATCCTGATCCATCTGCAACTTCTACACACGATTGCGAATACGTAGTTCAACGCCATCGTTTTAATCGTGAACAACTTTACGATCTACTAAATCGACCTTTCTTTGACAAAAAAGCTATTGAAGCCGTTCTAGAAGAAGGACCAAACTATGAAGAACGTTATTTTGAAAGTACGCTCTACAATAACGAAAAAGATACACAAAATGAAAGATTTCGTTACGAGGTGCTGGAGTACTGGGGTATCATGGATACGAACAGTGCCGAAGACGCTGGTCTTGAAATACCAGCAGATGCGGGACCGTCTATTCAAGTAAACGCTTGGATTTGTGGAAACGAAATTCTTCGTATTGTATCAAATCCATTTCTACCGACACGCCTTCCCTTTTACTCATTTCCTTTTGAACTAAACCCCTACCAAATCTTTGGTGTAGGTGTAGCAGAGAACATGGAAGATAGTCAGCTTCTTATGAACGGACACGTTCGTATGGCTATAGACAATCTGGCTCTAGCAGGAAATCTTGTATTTGATATTGACGAAACGCAGCTTGTTCCCGGTCAGTCCTATGATGTATATCCGGGTAAGGTCTTTCGGCGTCAATCTGGTGTTACGGGTACAGCAATCAACGGTATTAAGTTTCCGAATACTGCTGGAGAAAACATACAGATGTATGACAAGGCTCGTCAGCTTGCAGATGAACAAACAGGTATTCCCAGTATCGTACACGGTCAAACAGGCGTAACAGGCACAGGACGTACAGCAGCAGGTCTCAGTATGCTGATGTCGAGTGCAGGACTCAGTATCAAGACTGTTATTAAAAATATTGATGACTTTCTTCTCAAGCCGATGGGCGAAGCGTTCTTTCAATGGAACATGCAGTTCAACGACAAGATGAATGAGATACACGGTGATTTAGAAATTAAACCTCGCGGTACAAGCGCAGTCATACAAAAGGAAGTACGTAGTCAACGTCTGACTGCACTTCTACAGACTGTTGCAAATCCTATGCTTGCACCGTTTATTAAGATTCCTAATCTGGTACGTGAACTAGCTATCAGTCAAGATATCGACCCTGATCTTCTTGTAAATGATGTAAATGATGCTGCTGTTTTTGCAGAAGTATTGAGAGGACTAAATGAACGCACAACAGGCGAAGAAGCTTCTCCCGCTGGTCAACAACCCGGAGGCATGGGAGCCGCTGGAGGAACACCTACAACAGTTGGGCCAAATGATGCAACGGCAGTTGGTGGTGGCGGAATCGGAATTGGAGATGCGCCGCTTGCAGGGCAAGCTGGCTTTACTGGAAACACTTCAGAGCCTGAAGGTATCGGTTAAAGCGGACGCAAAACAGAAAGAATAGTATGGACATCGCTTCAAGATTTAGAAACAGAATAACGCCATCTATAGACCAGTTAAGAGCGGGTCAATCTTCTGTTGTGCGACCAATTACAGATTCTCCAAGAAGTCTTGTAGACAGAATTAGAGAACAACAAAGTTTTTTCTCTACAGTTGGTGCTTTACCAAATGACCAACAAGTTGCAGCAATTGATGCTTTTAGACAATCCGGTGTTGATCTCTTTCCAAGAGCAGAATTACCCTCTTTTGTACAAAGACGACCAGTTACTTCTAATATTGAAAATATTGTAGAGGTAACTGAAAGAGACGATCCTATTGAAGAGTTAGAAACTCAAGCTATAAAACAAGCTGCACCATCTTTTGTGCGAGTAGCTAAAGGGTCTGCTGATAGAGATCGTTCTGATAATTTTTCATCTCCTCTTTCTTCTACCATGTCTGAAGGAGAAAAAGCTCTTCTTGGACAAGTTCAAAAACAACAAAAAACTTTAAATCAAGTAGACGCTGCTTTTGAAAAGGCAGAAGGTAGAGGGCCAAAAAATATCTTTGAAGGTGCTTTTGATTTTCTTGTTCCTGCTAGAACTGACGAGGATAGAGAAAAAGGCACAGGAAGAAAAGAAGATTATGATCCTACAAAAATTGCAACAATACCCGGCATAGATGTAGATATTACTACAAGAACTTTTGAAGGATTATCAGAATCAGCAGCAACAGGTTTTCTTGCAGGTCTTGCCAGCACTGCTGATGCTTTTTTAGGACCATTAGCTGTAAAAGGCGGTATAGCTTTACTTAAAGGAGGAGATGCAGAAACAGTAGGTAAAAATGTGTTAGAGGCTGGAGCTACAACTGCATTATCTTTAACACCTCTTGGGCCGGGGGCTGGTGTTGCAGTTGCTGCTATAAAAACTGGCGCTGAAATAGCAGACAGTGAATTTGAAGGTTTTGGTTTTACAAACTTTATGGCGGGTATGTTTGGAAATCTTACAGGTGAAGCTATTGGAACAAAAATTGAAAAACAAACGCAAGAACAAGCAACATTTGAATCGCAAATAGAAGAAGCCTTTATGGGTATAGGAAGTCCTGATGAAACGGCACCAGAACCAGAAGAGTCCATATTTATACGAGATCATAAAGATGATTGGGGTCTTACGGCACCTGAAGACCTAACAACCATATCTGAGATTCAAGCACAAATTAATTCTCTACAAGCGCAAGAAGAGGCAAAAGGTATTTTACTTGAGGCCACAAAAGATGAGAGTTTGGTTGGTGGTCCGACTAAAGACCTAAAC